GAACCATCTTTGAACAGATAATCTGCCCAACGCTTTTCTTCATTTACAGCACGATCAAACATCGCATAGACCCATTCTTCTTCCTCTTTTGCAATTTGTTGCATTTCAGGATCATCACCTTCTCTCCATTTGTTTAGAATATTTTGAGTAAGTGCTAGGTGTTGATTTTCGTCTCTTGCGATGAGTGATATAATCTTTGCAGATCCTTCCATGAGTTTGAGTTCGCCAAAAGCGAAACTACAAGCAAAACTAACGTAGAAGCGAATACCTTCAAGAATATTAACATTTGCGATTGCTCTGTAGAGTTTTCGTTTAACATCATTGAGATTTTCCTTTGCGTAAGTGACTCCTTCAAGTCTGTGCTTCCATGATTCGGAAGTACCATAAGATTGTGCAGAATTAATGAAGTCATTATATGATTCTGTAACGCTCTCAGCACGTTCTAGAATGCGTTCATCGTGAATAATAGTATCAAATACATCCGAAGGATCGGAATAAACATTTTTAATAATATAAGTGTATGAGCGAGAATGAATCATTTCCATAAATTCCCATACAGTCATACACGCTTCCAGTTCAGGAAGAGAACAATATGGAAGAAATGCCATACCGGGTCCACGACCCTGAACAGAATCAAGCATGATCTGATACTTTAGATTAGAAGTATAAATATGCTTCTGTTCAGGACGTAGAGTTTGATAATCTCCTCGATCTTTTTGAAGGGAGACCTCTTCAGGTCTCCAAAAATAACCAAGTTGTTGAGTTGTTAGTTTTTCAAAAATTGGATACTTATATGAATCATATCTTTGAACTCCTAGTGGTTGACCAAAAAACATTGGTTGTTTTTTGGTATTCACTTCTTCCGTATTAAAAACGGTCATCCCTTTAATTTTTTCTTCTGTTGTGCTCATAAAATTGAATTGCATACTTTCCTCTTCGATAAACTTTAACTCAACTACACATAAGATATTTAAGATTATATTTTGTCATGAAATTTAAATAGTGCAACTTTCACAATTTTCTTCATCAGAACTCATAATATCACTTAGGAGAGATTGAAGATCTTGTTTTTGTTCTTCTACTACTTCATCTGTTTTAATATCATAAGTGTTTTGATAATATGCCGTTTTATGACCTAGACGATAAGTTTCAAGCATATCATGTGCCATTACACTAACTGGAACTTCATTATCCGGATAGTTCTCTGGATTGTAAGACCAGTTCGCAGAAATTGCTTGGTCAAAGAATTTTTGCATCACAGCAACAACATTAATATAACCACGATTGGACTCCATATCCCAAAGTAAAGTGTAATGGTTCTTAAGAGATTGATATTGGGGAACAATTTGCTTAAGAGGACCTTTCTTTGACTTTTTAATGGACAAGAATCCGCGAGGTGGTTCAATTCCATTGGTTGCATTTGACACAACGGAACTGCTTTCCGATGGCATTTGTGCGGACAGTGTTGAGTGCCTGAGACCGTGTTCCAAGATAGATGCTCTAAGAGATTCCCAATCATGTTCTAGTGGAATAGAAGAAACTTCATCAACTTCTTTTTTATAAGTATCGATTGGTAGAATGCCATCAGCATACTTAGTGCGACCAAAATACTCACAGTGACCTTTTTCTTTTGCGAGTTGATTGGATGCTTTTAACAGATAATATTGAAAACTCTCGGAGAGTCCATGAACTGCATCCCATGCTTCTTGAGAATCATAATTATATCCAAGTTTAGCAAGATAGTGTGCTAGACCAATATAACCAATTCCAAGTGAACGGCGACGTTTTGTAAAATTTTCTGCCGCTTTAACTGGATAAAGTTGATAATCAATTAACTCTTCAAGACCACGAACAGAAAGATCACAAAGATCTTCAAGTTCTTCATCAGATTTCACTTTACCAACATTGATTGCAGAAAGAATACAAGTAGCAATTTCAGCGTAATTGTCATCATCAATATGCTGAATCGGAGATGTTGGTTCAGTAATTTCTTGGCAATTATGAACTAGAATACCATTCGCAAAGAAGTTATGTGTTCCTTCTACAGTAATATCATAAACTGGAATTTCATCTTCTAGATATTCAATCTTAGAATAAGACTCAACAATATCATTTTCCAAAACTACTTTATCAGTTTGCAGAAGATCCTTAGACATAACATATCCACGATTTTGAGTGTATACTTTATGGTCTGGAGTTAGAACCAATCCTTTCCAGTTATAAGGTGAATTATCGAATGTAATTTTCATAACCTTTGCACTTGGAGAAGTTTGAGCAAAGTTAGTAATTTTTGCCCATTCTTTTTTGTCGGTTTCAGTATTATAAGAAAGAACCCTTACATTTTTAACAAACCCATTGTCTAAAGTTTGAACCAGATCTTCAATTTTAATCGTAGTTAATTTATCCACACAGTCACTGGAAATAGTTTCATCAGAATAATCAACTAGATCATGCATAATATTGATGTAAGTATCACCAGCAACACAAAGATTACTCATAGTAATCTGATCTTTATAAGAACTATGAGAATTGCAATGGTCAATATTCATGATGTAAATACGACCCGTTTCAGCACGTTCTTTGAGGAGATCCAGAATTAATTCTTGAGCATTGAGTTTCTTTTTTGGAATTGAATCATCAGATTCATAACTCTTGTATAATTCATCAAATTCAGGCAAACCAAATGCTTCATATAATCCAGGAACATCATGAGGAGAAAATAAAGTAATCTCTCCATTTTGAATGAATCTTTCGTAAAATAGTTTACTAAGTTGAATAGAATAATCAAGTTTACGAACACGATTATCTTCAGTTCCTTTATTGTTTTTAAGAACAAGAATATCTTCTATTTCTTGGTGCCAGATTGGAAAATGGACAGTAGCTGATCCGCCACGGATTCCATTTTGTGTGCAGCAACGTACAGTTGATTCAAACTTTTTAAGAAAAGGAATAATGCCTGTGTGTTGTACTTCTCCGCCTCTGATCTTAGAGTTGATGCCACGGATTCTGCCTGCGTTAATACCGATGCCTGCGCGTTGAGCGACATACCTGCCAATAGCCATATCACTGCTAAAGATACTATCGAGGGTGTCATCAATATCAACCAGAACACAACTTGCAAACTGACGAAGGGGTGTTCTGACCCCTGCCATGATTGGTGTTGGGATGTTGATTTTGTGTTTGCTGATGGCATCGTAGTACCTCTTTATGTATGAAAGACGTGTATCTTTTGGATACTCTGCAAAAATTGTCAGAGCAATCATAATATACATAAACTGCGGAGTTTCATAAACACCACCAGTACTTCTATCTTGAACTAAGTACTTATCTACTACTTGACGAAGACCCGCATATGTGAAGAAATAATCACGATCATGATCTACAAAAGAATTAATTCGTGAAATATCTTCCTTAGAATACTTACTGTAAATTTCAGAATCATAAACTCCCGCACTCACGCATTTGGTGATGTGCTCCTCAAGAGTGGGGCATTCTTTTGTTCTCCCATAAATTTGTTTACGAATAGCAAATAGAAGTAAGCGAGCAGCAACAAATTGATAATTTGGATGGTCTAGATCAATAAGATCACTTGCGCTACGAATTAAAATTTCTTGAATTTGTTTGGTTGAGATTCCGTCATAAAATTGAATACCAGAGGTCATTTCAACTTGACTCGCAGAGACCCCAGCAAGACCCCTACATGCCTCTTCAACCATGATATGCATCTTATCTAAGTCAAGAGATTCAATTGTACCATTTCTCTTGACTACTTTTGTTCCGTTGCTCATATTTTTTCCAGGTAGTAAACTTTAATTTTGCCTCTAAACCAGAGTAGGTATTTGATTCTATCACATTCTGAACATTAAGTCCAGACAAAACCATATCATTAATGTCCTTTTCTTTTATTGATGAAGGCCATATTACGACTTTCTCGCCTCTATTGATGGCACGTTCGATTCTTGAATGAATTTCTGCATTTCGTGGTTCGTTATCATATACCCAAACAAAATCGCTAATACCCCACTTACCAACATCACCGTCAGCTCCACAAAGAGCAATTGAGTTGCGAATGAATAATGAGTCGAAAGGACCTTCGGTGATGTAGATAGTTTTATTTTTTTCGATTTCATCAAGACCATAGATTTTTGGTGCATCTTCATCAAGCATTATAGTAATGTATTTAATACTGTTTGAACTAAGTGCTCTTCCTTGAAATCCGACTAAGTTATTTTGATAAAACAAAGGAATAATAATCCTTGGTTCATCCTTTTCCGTATCATCGAATGTCTTCTGAAGAGAATTAGTCCATGTCTTAAATTTGTCGCTATAATAAAATTTATCTGGGTTTAAATTTCTACTTTTGAGATATGTTTTTGCTTCAGAAATTTCTGATGCTTTTGGTAGGTTTAACTTTGGTTTGAATTTTGGTGCTTCAAATTTAAAATCTGGTTCTTCAGTAATAAAGTTTTTACCTGTATTGCCTTCTTTAAATTTCTCGAAAGTATATTGCTTATGAATTGCAGGATCTATCTGTTTTAAGAAATTATTAAAAGATATATTGATACCACAATTATGGCATTTAAAATTTGTATTGTTTTTTACTTGATATAAGTATCCCCTTGCTTTATTCTTATTCTTTTGGGAGTCGCCGCAGATAGGGCAACGAAAATTGTAAAGATTATGCTTTATCTTTTTAAATTTTTGAAACCGTGATGATAAAAGGTTAATATACTTTATATCAGTAAAATCCATAATTAAGGTTGACCACACACCTATACTCTACCACACTATGGCGGTGTGTCAACCCTTTCATTTCTTATCCTGAAGATCGGTATATTGATGAACATGCCCTTGTCTTTGCATCTGCATTTCCGAAGGAGTCCACCATCCAGAAGCAAGAGAAGCAAGTGCTGCAGTTAAAGCTAACAAAACTACACCACAACCAACGGTCATCCATTTAATTTTAGATACATCTTCCACATCTTTCACAACATCAGAAATTTTATTTGAAAGTTCATCATATTTTTTCTGAGTATCTTCCTTTAACTCATGAATAACATTTGCAATTATAGCGTCAGATTTAGATCCCTGCTCTATTCTTTCTTCATGAACAGCAAGCATTTTACTAATATTTTGGCTCGTCTTGCCCATAATTTGTATAGCTTCATCAATTTTTTTCAGCATAATTTCAAATGAAGAAAGTCGCTCTTCTAAAACAGCAATTTTAGTGTCTGCGGAGGTGTTTTGATTGAACATTTTTTGAGGTGATTATTTCCTACTACTACCTCTATGAAACAAATACCTCAAGTAGTATTGTAGTTATTTATTGTTTATTGACTTTACCCACTTTTTATAATTATTTGGAACTGATCTATAATCAATCTTATTTCCATTTTTTCTTCTTTTCATGAACTTCATAAAAGGAAGAGTATTACCAGCATTAGGACCAGAGGCATCTGCATTAGCACTAAATCCTGCAGACCCATTTGGAGTACTAGTGCTCATTGTAGGGACACCACCTTCTTCACGAAGATTTCTAAAGTATTGTATTACTTTATCAGTTTTATTCATCTTTTTTATAGATTTTTTGAAGTTGCTCTAAACAATTCAAATCAATTTTTATATTGTGTATGTAGGTTTTTGGAAATTCAGGAAGACGATTTAAGAATACAATAATTGTTTTAACTTGTGACCACAAATCTTTTTCAATCTTAAAAAATAACATAGGAGTTGTTGCTTCACCAAATATATTATAAAGAACAATAAAATGATTAATTAACAGGTGAGTTTTTAAGTCACCTGTTTTATTATACCTTTTCAAAAGCCTTTTAATATATTTAAAATGATTCAAATCCTTTTGAAAATCGTCTTTAGTGACTGCTTGAGGATTTTCATAATTTTTTATGGCAAATAAGAGGAAATTATCCTCATTCAGTTCATTAAAGATCATATTATCATGCAGTTACTGTTAGTTTGATAGGATCTGATGTTGCTGAAGCACCTCCAGCGGCAGTAACAACAACACGATAGTTGTAGTTATTATTGCCAGTTGTTGCATTAGTAATCGCTGTACTAATTCCAGTGGCAGCAACAATATTACTATAAGTTGTACCATTAGCAGCAGTAGACTTCTGCCACTGATAAGAGAGTGATGCAGAAGGAGTTGCTGTTGCGCTTGCAGTAAATGTTACAGTAGTTCCAACTCCAACTACATTAGATGGGGATGCAGAAATAGTAACGGTAATGAATCTATCTGGGAATATTGCATCATCATTAGCATCACCAGCAGCGGTAAATGTAGCATTGACATTAGTGGTGATTCCAGACATTGCGACAAGAGTTTCTGACTTGACTCTAAGATTTCCATGCATATCAATATAGGTATGAATGCCGACCCAACCAGCATGAATACCACCATATTGAGTAGATAGTCCAGAGTTTCCTGGTGCCAGTGCAGCAATCTCGTAAATATCTACACCATATACATTGTGTGTAGGAACTGTTGAGGTTAATCCTACAACATTTGATGAATAATTAGAATCTTCTAATGTATATACTGGTCTTTCAGACAGTGAATATGCAACTCCAGCAATAGCAGCACCAGTTAAATATTGAGTTGTTGCGATTGAAATAAGAGTGTCTGAAGTGATTCCGGAAATTACTGCAGAACCAAAAGTTCCTCCAGTACCAATAGTAATTACATCGCCAGTAGAAATTCCTGCGGCAGTAAATGAAGTTCCGGATCCAGTAATAGTTTTTGCAGAATAACTTACAGTTATTGTTCCAACTGAATAAAGACTATCTGCAGTTCCCCAAAGTGCCATTCTTGTTACCTTACTAATTGTTTCGTAGAAATATTTATAAAAAATGGGGAGTTACAATTCTCCCCATTTAAAGTTTATTTAGTTTTATAATCAGGGAGTAGGATCTACTCCACCGCCGGTTTTTGCTCTATTTCTTACTTGCTCAAGAATAAAAGATACAATTCCATTAGCTTTAATTTGTGGAACTGCACCAAGAAATTCAGAAACAATTAAAAGAATTGTTAGAATTGCTGCTTCGTTTGCTTTATAAAAAGCGAGTGCTGCTGCTAGAGACATAATAACCTCCAAATAAAAGAGTATCCTGTATTATTTAGATATTATCTTCTTTTAAATGATTAATTATGTTGAGTTTGAACACTTTGAGGTTCTTGTTGTTTTTGTTGAGATTTTTGCTTAGATTTTAAAGCAGTTTCATCTGCTTTTTGTCTCTTCCTTAAAGCTGCTTGAACTTGTCTCTCAGCAGAAAATTGCTGAGGAGTAGTTGGTTGCATATCTTCACCTAATTTTTTTTGTTTAGCATAATCCAATAATCTTTGAAGAACACGTATTCTACCAGTTTCTTCTTGTTTTCTAGTAGTCAAAGGGGACTTTTTTGATGAAGATGCACCTCTTGGATTAGAGAGTGACTCATCTACTTTTTTGGGAATTCCTTCATGCTTTGTTTTGGCAAAATCACGAATCTTTTTTTCGCTCATAGTGTCAACAATCTTTAGAACTTCAGCACTTGCTTCAGATCTTGGAGTGTCTCCTCTTTTTACTGATAGAGCAAGACCAAAGAGTTTTTGTTGTTGCTCACTTTCTGCTTTTTCCTGAAGTTCAAATTGTTCTTTTGCCGTCATCTTTTTAACAAAGGTTCCTGCAGCTCTACCTGCTGCTGCAGCAGGAGATTTGCCAACTTTTAATGATCCTGCACCAGCACCAGCGGCAGCAGCAGTTGCTGCAACAGTTTTCTTAACAACTGGAGCAGCTGCTTGTGCTGCTCTTCCAGCAGCAACAGTTGCCTTTCTTCTTGCTCTTGTTGCACCAGCAGATTGCTCTACTTTTTTACCTCTTTCTCTTACGGCATCATACACTGCTTTTGCTTCAGCACCTCTTCTTGCTGCAACATGTTTTGCAGTATCAACAGACTTTTTAAGAAGTTCAGTATCTTTCTGTGCTCTATCCTTTATAGCACCCATTATTCTTCCAGCAATTCCTTGCTTTTTACCTTCAGATGATTTTTCTGAAGAAGGTGCTTGTTCTTTTTTAGCAGTTTCGGTTGCTTTCTTTGCCTTGTCTGCAGTTATTTCTTTGCGGACATTTTTTTCTGGTTTTTTCGCTGCTTTTGCTGCTGCTTTTGCTGCTTCCTTCTTATCAATTTCTGCCTTTATTTCATCATAAGATTTTCCACCTTTTCTCTTTCTAGCAGACCTTTCCTCACTTAAGAAATATTCTTCTGCCAAATCAAAAACAAACTCATTAAACTTTTCTTCACCAAGTTCTTCAATTACAATATCTACACCATTTTCATTTAAACCAGTATTGTAGAAAAATTCAGTAGCAATATCCACAACTTGATTTACATAAGATTCATCAAGTTCAAATGACTCAACGATGTGACCACCTAAAATAGTTTGCTCAGTAACTTCTGGATTTATTTTTATGACTGCATTTTTTCCGCCACCATAATTATCTACTTTTTTCTCTTTTATTTGCTTTTCCTTTCTGGAAGCAATTTCATCATTTACACCCATTACTTCTTTAAGGTCTTGTCTCCAATTAGAGAAACTTTCACTTACACCATAACCTTTAAGTTTTTTCTTGTTTGATATCGCTTTTTTGATTGCTTTATCTTTTACACCAGCATATTCATGTCTATCTGGTTCTTTTGTTCCATCACCATCTCTATCCCCAACAGTATTTTTACCACCACTACCATATTTCTTTTCGTATTTCTCACCAGCACCATAAGAAACCTTGTTGGAACTTACTTCAACTGAAGAGATGGTTGGTTTTGATCTTAATGTAGAAATTTCACTATAAGGAACATTTCTACGATCTATTGTCCCATTTTTATAGTTAATAGTGACTTTAACCATTCTTTCTGACGATTCTTCAGAAACGGGTGCTGCTACACCTGATTTAATACCAAGTTTTTCTTTAGCTGCTTTAATTACATCAGGTCCATAATTAGTTTTTGAAGACCTTGCTTGAAATGCTCTTTCTACAGGAATATTTTGTTTTCTCATCAAATGACGAACATCGTAAATAAATTGACGAACTTTTTTTTCAAATGAATCCACATCACCATCACTATCAAGATCAGCAGAAGAAGTTGACTTCTCTGATGATGGTGGTTGTTTTCCTAATTGAGGTTTAAAAACTTCTTCAATATATGATTTATGTAAATCAGTGGCAATATGAGAGAGCATTTTTCTATTTCTTTTTTACTTTATACTTATTTATGAATTTTTTGACATTAAAATTATCAATTTTTTTAGTGTCAGTAACAGACATAACATATTTTCTTAATGCATCAGTTCCTACTTCTCTTTGACTTGCAGGAACTCCTGATCGATTTGTCCATTCCACCACATCTTTAATCCAAGGCTTAAACATTACATTATCTTCAGTAACACAGATAAGATAATTAGTTCCTCTACGAATAATTTTTCCAACAAAACCATTATTTAAATTTTCTACCCATTCTCCTTCATTAAATATTTCACGATTAATATATTTTTCTCTAAGTTGTTTTTCATATTCTTCATTAGTTTGATGAGAAGGTGGAACTAAAGGAGAAAGTTTAGATCTGTTTTGGTCTGGATCTCTTTTCCCAAATTTTTGATTCTGATTAAAAAACTTTAACTTAGTTGTGCCACCATTAGTAAGTTCAGAATCTGCAACATATTCTCCCGTCTTACTGTCATGATATCCACCATGACCATCAGGAATTAATCTTCCACCACTTGGAAGACGAATTCTCTTTGCATTAAAGGCAGCAAGATTTTTATTCTTGTCCACATACTCCGACAAAGAATTACTTGCTTCTTGAATGAACTGAGAAAACTTTTTCATATGTAGTTAGATATACTTATATTTATTTGCCTAGAATTTTAAATAATCAAATCTATTTTATAATTTATAATAAAAAAAGAGGAACAAAGTCCTCTTAAGATAATTATAAGTTTTTAATTATTCAAACATCACCCTCAACACGATTTTCAGAACGGTAAACATCAAATGCTCCTTCTGGATATCTTGCACTTAGTTTTTCATAATTCATTTCCATAATTTCATCAAAATTAGTATCAAGTGCCATACATGCTTGAGCAAGATACCAACAAATATCTCCTAATTCACGCTTCAAATGAAAGGCGTTTTCTTCATTATAAGATTTTCCCTGAAGAATAATTTTTTTCACAACCTCAGTAAATTCACCCGCCTCAGCAGACATTCCAAGTGCAGCAGTTAAGAGACGAGGAACATCAGCATTTGCATTTACTTCAAGTTCAGTAATGCGAGTAAGAAGTTGTGTTAGATCACTACTTGCTGGACTTGTAGTTTGACGAACAAAATCAATGTACTTGTTAGAATCAATTTTTTGTACCATTAGAATTTAAATCCTCCGAATTTTTCTTTTAGTGATGGTTTTTGAGTTTCCTCATAATCATACTCCTCTTCTTTACTAGAGTCAAGTATGTCTTTTTGTGCCGATTGCTCAACATCATATAATCTCATTTTTGCTCTATCAATACCAACAACGAATCTCTTATACATTGTAGGATCATTATAACGGTTTTTAAGTTGTTTAACCATTATTTGTCCAAGTTCTTCTAATTCTTCAGTGCTAATAAGAGCAAACATAAGGTCAGCAGTTGCGGGAAGTCCAAATGATTCTGAAGTATCAGTTAATTCCACATCAGATGAACCATAACCACTACGAGTAGTTTGAGTAGCACTGACAATAGGAACATTAAACTCTACGGCAAGACCACGTAGTTCTTCTGCAATTGCTTTGATATAAGAATAGGAATTGATATTACTATTGCCTTTATATCGAGATGATGCACAAATATTAAGATAGTCAATAAAGATAATATCTGGTCTAAATGATTTTTTAAGTGCAAGTTCATTTAATAGACCCTTAAAGTGCCCTGAATGAGCAGAAGCAGTTGGATATTCTTTAATTATTAAAGATCCTTGAGTTTTCTTGGCAATATTATTGACCTTAGATTCAAAAACAGATTTTGGTAAATCTACAATATCTTTAATATTTACATTTAAGAGATTTGCGTCAATTCGTTCAGCAATTTTTTCTTCTGCCATTTCCAACGTAATGTACAGAACGTTTTTCCCTTGGAGCAAGACGGAGCTAGCCACATGGCACATGAATAGAGACTTCCCGACGCCCGTACCAGCAAGAGCGATATTAAGAGTTTTGTTAGGGATGCCACCTTTGGTAATTTTGTTAAAGTATTCAAGATCAAATTCAATTTTATCCTCCGATTTATGATAAGAATCGTATCGTTGTTCATAGTCTAATAGATAATCATGACCTACATGATTGTCAAAAGAAACTGCAAGTGCATCTTGCAAAATAGATGGAATTGCATCTCTATTCTTATCTCCCTTCCCATCAACAAGTTGAATCGATTCAATAAGTGCCAAATAAATGGCACGATCCCTACACCATTTTTCTGTAGTATCTATTAACCAATTCTTTTCTGAAGAAATGTCCTCTAAATGAGTGACAAGATGTACAAGCTTTCTGAATTGCTCTTCATTTACATCGTTTCGTTTTTCAATTTCAATACAAAGAACTTCTCTTGTTGGAATATTATTATATTCAAGAACAAACTTTGAAATTTCTTCAAATACAATTTTTTGTTCTAAATCTTCAAAGTACTCTTCTTTGATGAATGGTAAAACTTTCCTCAAATATTCTTCATTGTGTACTAGGTTTCTAAGAATTAGAAACTCAATTTTCTCCATAACTAAATTCCCTTTTTGTTGTATTTTTTATAAGATTTATCTTTTAGTTTTTTGTTCTTTCCTTTTTCTCAGTTCATTACATTTTGGATTTTCAGGAAACTCTTTATCAAAATCTTCCTCTGGCACATTCTGCCAACCTAAATGACTTTGATACGGTGGAAGTTCGATAGGATTATTATGATCCATAACTAAACTCCTGTCTAGCAATCTCATCAAGTTTTTGCATTACCTCGTCCGTAAAATACACTTCTGGTTCTTTCAAAATCTGCTTTGCATATATTTTCTTACCGTCAATTTCATATCTTCCTGCTACATTTTTCCAGAGTCCACCAAGTTCACCAAGTTCCAAAAGACCATAGTAACGATCAAGGCCGCGCTCATCATAATACAAACGGATTTCAACATCTTGATTCTCCTTACTTAAACGCGATTTATGAGTCTTTGCTTTGATAATATTTCCAATGATTTCTGTTCCGTCTTTCTCCTTTTTCTTACTGAGATAGATGATCGTAGAAGCAGCATACTTAAGACCACTACCCCCACCCATTTCTTTTGTAGGAACATACGCACCAATAACATCATAAGTATGGTTAGTTACTAACATTGGAATTTTTGCTTGACCCAGCTTCAGAGTCAGCATACGGAAGGCACCTTTAATCAGTTGAGATTTAGTCATGTCCCGAACTTCTTTATCGTTCAAGGCATCATTAATCTCCTTACTGGTTGAAAGCATCCCCAAAGAGTCTAGCACGAACATACAAGGACTGCGCTCTCCTTCTGGTTTTTTCATATAAAGGTCAACTGCCTTGAGTGCCTTTCCACGAAACTCTTCAACAGTTACGACATTGACAACCACCAAGCGAGTTGTGTCAATTCCTCTGCTTTCCAAAAGGGATTTGGTGATTGCTGCTTCAGTATCAAAATACAGACAATATCCAGTAGGATTATTATCAAGGAAATTTTTAACGACTGCGAGAGAGAAGAAAGTCTTTCCAGTAGAAGACTCACCAGCAATAGCAGTAATCTTATTCCCAGATACACCACCAAATATGCTA